CTTCCAGGTACATGTTTATCGCGTAGATGGCGTGTGGCTCGGACGTGATCACATCACCTCGACGGACAACTTCTAGGAGTTCAATCTCTCTCAGCTTTTCGTACGCATCTGCGAAAACCTGGGAAAGGTGGCTCAAGTGCCATAAAAACAGCTTTAAGGGGTAATTTTTCTGTCTGTTCCACGTCGCCTCGCGCGTGGTCGTCGTGGTCCGCATGATCAGCATCCGCGAAGGATCACGAGGGAGATCGACAAGAGCAACGCGTCGCTGAATGACTTGATCGGCTTGAGCACGGAAACGTGTTGGACCAAGCTGTTGTTCCACAACCAGCGGAGGAGGAAAGTGGAGATCAGGATGACCAAGAGGGTCAAGAGGATCTCGGTCACGATATCGGACTTGGTCTTAGATTGGACGACTTCACGGAGCATTATATCTATGTATAAGATAAAAATAAATGCCCCCACTTCCCCTATCTGGTTCGGAGAGGAAGTACACCCACCGCTTCTGGGGTGCCTCCAAGGGGATAAATAACAACAACTGTTACGCCTACGCCATCGGTGATTACGAGGCGTACCGTTTCCAAAAGAGCATCCCTGGGGACAGGAGCGGCCTGAGCAATCTCAACCATAACTACACGTCTTGTCGTGACCTCCCGCGTCGGGTGATCAGCGACAACCCGCGAAAGGTGTACAAGGTCGACCCTGACAAGCCGTGTCGCAAGGGGTACTACAAGATTATGATGTTCGTCGCCCCGGGTCGCCCCACGAACTTCATCCGCCAGGGTGACTTCCACTTCTACGTCCAGCACGGAGTGGTGGAGTACAAGATCAAACCCGGGGACACGATGGCGTCCATCGCGCGTTTCTTTAAGATCCCCCTGGTTCGCGTGCAGACCGCGGTCAAGCGCCTGAAGGGCGGTGTCTTGCGCCCCGGCAAGAACATCGTCTTCCGCGCCAACTGCTGGTCACACAAGCGTGGGTGGGCGACCGGCCCGCTCTTGGACGACGCGTCTGGGAAGATGATTCGCGATCCTAGGAAGGCGAACAGGGCCTACCCCGGCTTGAAGTACTCACTGTTCTGCAGTGCCTTCTGTGTCAAAAATCGCGGGATCCGCGTCGGTAAAACCCATCCCAAGGTCCGTCAAAAGTCTCGCTAGCTCTTCGTCCTCAGAGACGTCCATGGAGAGTTCGAAAATATCCATGACATTGAAAATCTCCGACTCGTCCAACTCCGTGGAGAACATCTGCGCCGTGAAGCGGTTCTGCACGGACACGACGACTTTGAACTTGCTGACGTCGAACACGGCCCTGCATTGCGGGCACGTGTGCTTTCCCTGGGCTTTCCACCGCTCGATGCAGTGTTTGTGAAACAAGTGGCCACAACGAATAGGAGTACTGTGTCTGGTCTCTCGCACTTCGTTCAGGCAGATTGAACACACACTCATCTTAAGAGGGTGCTATAAAGAATTGTGTCCCCATCCGACGCGTTTAGTAAGAGTTCGGGGGCACGCGTCCGACGGGCTTGTGGCACTGCGTGCACCTGTCGGCTTGCACTTCTTGGAGTTGCTTGAGAACCTTTTCGCCGTCTTGCTGCAACATCTTTCTGTACGAGTAGTTGTCTTCGTACATGATGCCGTTTTGGTTCATGATCATGTTGTTGACGAGGGACGAGGCACCGTGGATGGTGTGACAACGACCGTCGGCCATTCCGAATCGCTGACTCATGATTTGTTATTACATAGATTAGAAATTTATTTCCGGGTTTTCGGTGGTGAGCACCCACGATCGAAAACCTTTCTCCCTGAGCAAAGACACCAAATGTTCGTTACGGTAGCCGAGGGTGGGTTTCTCCTCCTTAAGGCCAACTTTCTTCACGTGCACATCCGGGTTGTCCACTAACATTCGCATGACGACGTTGAAGGCGAAGGCGACCTCCCGGAGGGTCTGACAGCCCGTGATCACGCACCCCCCGGTTGCGAAGATCGAACACGTGATCTCCTTCATCTCGTAAGACGGTTTGAACTTAATCTTCACCCCGCTGTAGGTGTCAGGCTGGAAGGATGTCTCGAACACCTCGGGTTGGCCCTTAAAGAGCTCTTCAACCTTTCGCAGGTTCATGGCGTACGGGCAGCTGAAGAAGCTGTTGATCATCGCCACCCTGTACTTTGAGTTGATATCGACCCCACAGAGTTTCTTTATGATGGCGTTCACCATGGAGATCGTTCGACGAGCGTCGAAGAGGGACTGGCATCCAGTCACGTGAACGGTCGAGTTCGGGAAGATCTTGACCGACTTGTTGCTCCGCCCGTCGTCATGGCACAGCGTGAGTTGGTTGTAGAAGCACTTATCCCCGGAGGCTTTCATCGTCCACTTGGCAGGGATGGCGCCAGCGCGGGACGATCCGAGGAGGATGCCATCCTCTCCTTGGAACGCGTCGGTGATCTTCTTAAGATCCACGGTCACGCCCTCGTTCTCGTTCGTCGAGAAGATGGTCATCGTGGTGAGATCGACCCAACTGGGGCGGTGCTCTTCGTCGACGGCGGAGCGGAACTCGTCGACGGTGAGCAGGAACGAGAACGTGTCGTTGGCTTCTTTCTGGTACATGGGTGCGCACTCGGTAACGAGTTTAAAAGTGTCGTACGTTCATGTCCCATGGGTTCCTTCCTTAAGACGGCGAGATCGATTCACGACGTCGAGAGTGATTTGAAATATGTGGAGATTCAGTACACTAAGTATGAGCCAGACGAGAAACAATACGTTACCATGGTCGATTACTTACAGACTGAACCAGCTGGGGATTGGGTTGAGATCGCTTCAAAGCGACAATCCATCCCGTATGAAAAGTTCTTAGACACTATGTTGGAACAAACCACCGAGGTCCTCCGGCGAAAGTGCGGGGTCGCCCTCACTAACTGCCTGTTCGACGCCTCGTTCGAGACGGAGTTCCGGTTGATGCACTGCCTGAAGATCTTGGACCCGTCCTTCGTGCCGCCGAAGATCAACCCGCACGCGACGTGGCAGCGCGAGTTGGTGAGCTTCATCGCGACCGACACCCTACACGACGTCATCGAGGGTGCGCGGAACCACCAGAGACTGGCCCGTTTCTTCAGCGTCGTCTCTTTGATAAATACAGAGCAATGGCAATGAGCACCAGAGTTGTAATGAGCATCAGAGACCCTTTGTTTTCCTTGACAATCTCCTTGACCACCTTCGTTCGCGTGTTCTTCAGTTGCGACGGGAGCTCCATCCGACGCGCCGGTTGTTCGGCTCGTCCCAGTGCACAGTTAGGCTTGACCTCGTCCCGGCAAATCTCGACCGCGCCCCACCCCACGCGCTTGTTCTTCTTGCATGTGATGCTCTTGCCTTCGTCGGGGAGTCCACCCGGCTCGTCCTTGAGGCGGGTGAAATCTTCAAAGTTGGACGTGCGTCGAACGCTTCCTGGTGGGTCGAGGACGAACGGGTTGACGTCGTCGATGAGCAAATTGTCGTTGAGCATGTGAGCACTAGTCATTACAGTTAATCAATAATATTTTTGTGACTGCTTGAGTCTGTGCATCTTCCACGAATAGTCGAGGTCGACGTTGAGCATGTGACACAGTTGGAATAAATAGCTAAGGACGTCCGTCAACTCGCTGCGAAGGTCGCACCCGCGATTCTTCTTCAGGGTCTTCTTGAACGTCTTCCGGTACTGCCGGATGGCTGAAGCGAGCTCACCAACCTGCGAATGAAAGGCGTTGGTACGTGAGTGCGCTGCATTGGATGGATCAACTTACCTCTTCACTAAATAGTAACCATACGGTCTCCACACTTGATTGGTCCCACCCCTTGGCTCTACATAAGGCGGCGGTCTCTTCGATGTACGAGTTGAGCATCGACTTATCAGGAAATGGTGCGATGTCTTTAGACCCCGATTTGGTTGTTGACCGGAAGCTTATTACCCGTCGTGCTCGTGTTTTGGGGGCGCTCCAGAGGCGTCGCCAAGCCTGAGATGTCGCGGAGGTACGCCATCTGCGTCGCCACCCCGGTGTTGATCTGGGACACGCACGTGTCGATGACGATCGTGTTCATGTCCCTGATCTGGGCGTAGATGTCCGGGCCGAAGTGGTCGCCGCTGTTGTTGATGAAGACCTGCCGCATGATGGCCAAGAGGTCGCGCTCATCCTGGTAGTCGATGCGGATGCCCGTGTCGTCGTAATACTTTTGCCTGATGGCCCGGTTCAGAAGCGCCTGATTGTACTGACTGAAGAACAGAGTGTTGAGAGGCGTTTCAGTCTGCTTAAGGGAGTTGAGTATCATCCTACTGTAACGACCGAAAATATTTTGTCAGTCACTGATATAACATCATGATGGATCTCAAGGAGGCCTACGGCCCTGACAAACCCACGAACCCGGCGGCGTGCGAAGCCCCGGGATGCTTCATCGCCAGTTACGCCCCGGTCTCCAAGCCGGGTGTGTTCGGGCCCTTTAACAACAACACCCACTTCCTCCACCCAACGCGTAAGTTTGAGACCGTTATGGCGGTTCCGGTCAGGTCCGGGGACTTTAAGTGCAAAGATTAAGATTAAAGAAAAATACCCAGAGCATGGTAGCCCACTCCCCCATGCACGTGAAAAAGAGAGACGGACGTATTGAAAACTGCGAGTTCGACAAGGTCACCACCCGCCTGGCGAAACTCACGAACGGTCTTTCGGATGTTGTCGATCCCCAGAAAGTCGCCCAACAAGTCTTCAGCAGCATTTACGACGGTATCACCACCCACGAGCTCGATGTGCTCACGAGTGAGATCGCCGTGAGCATGCAGACCACCCACCCGGACTTTGAAGTCCTGGCGACGAGGATCACCGCCAGCAACATCCAAAAAACCGCGCCCAAGACCTTCCACGACGCGATGACCGCGCTGTACGAGGCCGAGATCGTGACCGAGGACGTGTACCAACTGTCCAAGAAGAAGGAGATAGAGGACGCCATCCTCGCAGACAACGATTACAAGTTCACGTACTTTGGGTTGAAGACCCTCGAGAAAGGGTATCTGCTCCGCGTGGACGACGTCATCGCGGAGACCCCGCAGTACTTGTGGATGCGCGTCGCCCTCGGGATATGGGGGGACAACACCGAACAGGTCCTGAAAACGTACCGCGGGATGAGCAACTTGGAGTTCATCCACGCGTCACCCACCCTGTTCAACAGCGGCACCCGGCACAGCCAGCTCAGCTCGTGCTTCTTGGTCGCGAACAAGGAAGATAGCATCGACGGGATCTTCGACACCATCAAGGAGTGCGCGAAGATCAGCAAGTACGCCGGGGGCATCGGCCTCCACGTGCACGACGTGCGCGCCACGGGGACGCGGATCAAGGGTACGGACGGGAAATCGGACGGGATTGTGCCCATGTTGAGGTGCTACAATAACGTGGCCCGGTACGTCAATCAGGGCGGGGGGAAGAGGAAGGGCTCGATCGCCATCTACATTGAACCCTGGCACGCAGACATCGAATCGTTCCTGGAACTTCGCCTGAACCAAGGGGACGACGAACGCAGGACCAGGGATTTGTTCACCGCCCTGTGGATGAACGACCTGTTCTTCGAGCGCCTCAGGGACGACAAGGATTGGACCTTGATGTGCCCGAACCAGTGTCCGGGGTTGGCGGACGTCCACGGGGACGCGTTCAGGGAACTGTACGAACGGTACGAAACCGAGGGGCGAGGGGTGAAGACGATCAGCGCGAGCACTCTGTGGAAGATGGTGTGCAAAAGCCAAATCGAGACCGGGACCCCGTACATGCTTTACAAGGATTCGTGCAACAAGAAGAGCAATCACAAACACCTGGGGACGATCAAATCGAGCAACTTGTGTACGGAGATTGTCGAGTTCACCGACCCGGAAGAGACGGCCGTGTGTAACCTGGCTTCCATCGCCCTCCCGCGCTTTTTCAAGGAGGACGGAACCTACGATTACGACCGACTTCACGAGACGGCGAAACAGTTGACCAAGAACCTCAACCAGGTGATCGACGTCAACTTTTACCCCGTGGAGTCGGCGAAGAACTCAAACATGAAACACCGACCCATCGGCCTGGGTGTGCAGGGGTTGGCCGACGTCTTCATGATGATGCGTGAACCCTTCGACAGCCCCAAAGCCAGGGAGGTAAACAGACACATCTTCGAGTGCATCTACCACGGTGCGTTGGAGGCGAGTTGCGAACTCGCGGAGATCGACGGGTCGTACCAATCGTTCGATGGGTCCCCCACGAGCGAGGGCGTGCTCCAATTCGACCTGTGGGACGAACCGACAGAACACTCCGGACGCTACGACTGGGACGCCATGCGCGCGCGGGTGAAGAAGGGTCTCCGGAACTCTCTCCTTCTCGCCCCCATGCCGACGGCGTCGACGTCCCAAATCCTCGGGAACAACGAGTGCTTTGAACCGTACCAACAGAACATCTACCTTCGACGAACGCTCGCCGGCGAGTTCACCGTGCTCAACCGCCACTTGGTCAACGACCTGCTGGCCCTCGGCCTGTGGAACACACGAATGAAGGACTTGCTCATCCGCACCGCGGGATCGGTCGAACCCATCAAGGAGATTCCCGACGAGCTCAAAAACATTTACCGCACGGTGTGGGAGATCAGCCAGAAAAGCGTGATCGACATGGCTGCGGACAGGGCCAAGTACATCTGCCAGAGCCAAAGCATGAACCTGTTCCTGCAGTCACCCACCGTGGCCCAGGTCTCGTCCATGCACTTCTACTCGTGGCAAAAAGGCCTGAAGACGGGGATGTACTACCTTCGCTCGAAACCGAAAAGTCGGGCGATCCAATTCAGCCTCGAGCCCGAGTGTGTCGCGTGCTCGGCGTAGCTTAAAGTTTGTAATCAATTCTTTACCAGAGAATGGCACGTTTCACCGAAGCCGTCGATGACCTCCTTTTCCAAGAATACAAGAACAAACGCATCGTGATCTCGACCAAGGATGGGCGACCCCTCCGTTTCCAAACCCCTAAATTGTACGTGCCGTTCGGGTGCACGTCCTTCACCCCGGACATCGGGGACAAGAAGTGGTCCCTCGACATGTCACTGAACGGGTGGGACGAGGAAGGTGGTTTCATCCAAAAGTTTTACCGCTGCCTGCGGAAGATTGAGGACCAAGTGATCGATAACGTCTACGAGCAGCGCCAGGAAATCTTCAACCGGGACATCTCCAGGGACGAGTTGGAGACCATGTTCAACAGCAACGTGCGGGAAGCGATGAACGGCCACGCCCCCAAATTCAGGTGTAAGGTGGACCTGAATGCACAGGGACAGATCAAATGCGACGTGTTCGACGCCAAGAAGGAGCGCCTACGCGACGAGATCACCGAGGGACTCTATTCAAAATGCACGGTCAAAGCCATCTGTGAGTTGGCCTCGGTGTACTTTATGAATAGGAAGTTCGGTTGTGTTTGGAGATTAAACCAGTTGATGACGTTTGAGATCGAACGCCCCAAGGGGTTCCTGTTCGACAGCCTGCTTAGTCAAGCTGCGCAGCCGGACGAAGCTTGTTCGGGATGCGCTTCTTAGAGTGTAATTGACGCACCTTATTATTACCTGCACGCGTGGCTTTCGCCTTCGGGCTGTAGTTCTTGTTCCCGGCCTTGGTGTTCGTGAAGAACACGCGCTTGCCAGTCTTAGACACCGTCTCGTAGATGCGCTTGCCCGCCTTGGTCACGAAACGCGTCGGGACCTCGACGACCTTGCTTGCCTTCTTCACGTTGATGAGAGCCATGTTTTCTTGTTATAATTACAATCAAGATATTTATTTGCCGAAGCGCATGTCCTTGTAATCCTTGAGCGGGTGATCCTTGCTCTTATACGCTTTTTTACCCGCCATGGATTTCGCCTTGGAGACCCATCGGCCCCACTTGTTCTTCACCTGGGTGATCGTGTTACCCTTGTGCGTCTTCTTGCGTTCATTCGCGGAGACGCCGACGATCTTGTCGCCGTTCGGCATGACGTGTTCTTGACCCTTCTTCAATTGCATTGTACTACCATGCTGAGATTTTTTACTCGTCTTCCTCATCCTCCGAGTAGTCAAAGATTTCACACACGGCGTCTGGCTTTGGTTTGACCTCTCGCTTCTTCTTCTCTTTGGGTGGTGGCAAGTCCACCCCGTGCTCTCTGGCGTGTAAGACGCGCTGCCAGAAGGCGTCCATCACCGGGAGGAACTCCACCCACCACGCCGGGTCCCTGTTCATCGTGGTGATGTCCAAAACCTCGGGCTCTGGCCACGTGAGCTCGGCGGGGGCGTACTGGATAAAATCGCACGTGGGTAGGTCCAAACACTGCATGACAACCTGGATCTGAGGGATGTAGTGACGCGGTATTTCACCCGGGATGATTTTCCTCCTGTACGGACACTTGATCTCGATCAACCGGTTGCTCTCCGTGATCCCGTCGGGGCTTCCACCCAACCACTTGATGGTGGGGTGCTGGATGAGGCCGATCTCGTGCACTTTCTCACCCCGTTTCTCCTCGTACAACTCTCGAGCGACGTCCTCCCACTTCTCACCCCACCTCGTGGCGTCCGACCCCGTGAATTTGGGCACCAGACCACACTTGGTCTTCAGCAAATCATCCGGGGTCTGGTAGTGGTTCCACCCGATCGCCGTGGCCACGTCCGACGCCGTCAGCATCCCTTTCCTGAGGTTGAGCCATGCCTCCGACTTTTGCGGTGGTCCACCCTTATCGAGTTCGATGAGACGGGCACAGTTCGGGTGCATCCTTCACTAAACAGCGACCTTCTCTTTTAAGTTTGGATAGAAGAACGCCTTGGCCGCGTTTTGCTCCGCCGCCTTCTTGGACTTGGCCTTCCCCCGACCACAGAAGGATCCCTGCACGTAGACGTCGACGACGAACACGCCGTCCACCTGGTTGGCGCGATAGTCCGGGAGGTCCAACCCGTTGGTTTGGGTGTATCGCATGAGGTGATCCTTGAAGTTGTTGTCCACGAAGATGGTGTTCATGTCCACGTGCTTCTCGAACAAACCAAGGATGAAGGCCTTGGCGTGCACCATCCCAAGGTCCAAGTAGACCGCGCCGATGAGCGCTTCCATCGCGTCCTCCCGCACCTTGGAGTTATTCTCCCACCCGTTCCTGTGCGCCTTGTCGTCCATGAGGATGTACTGACTCAATCCGATGGCCTCCGCGATGGACGCCAACGTCTCCGATCGCACGAGCTTGGTCCTCGCGCGCGTGAGGAAACCTTCCTGTCTGCTTTCGTACCTGTCGAAGAGCCACTTGCTTATGACGAAGGATAAGCAGCTGTCACCTAAAAATTCGAGGGTCTCGTTGTTGTGGGTCAAGTCCGCGTTGTGCGGGCACTTGAGGGCGGACTTGTGCGTGAGGGCTCGTTGGTACAGTGCCATGTTTTGTGGCCTTGTACCAATGATGTTCTCGATGATGTCGCGAGTAACACGCATGGTCTGTGTATTGATTTATTACAGGATTATTTTCTTAAGCCTTCGGTTCCTTCTCAGCCTTAATGTACAACGGCGAGAGGAATCGCTGGAGGTTCAAGTACGTCACCTGGGTGCCGTCGGGAACTTGGAGGAGCTCCTTCAACTTGGCATCGAGAATCAACAGGCGACCGTTGTCCGGGTGCTTGAGGCCGTTCTCCTTGATGTAACTCGTGATGCGTTGGGTGACTTGGGAGCGGCTGATCATCTCGCCCTCGGCCAACCCCAAGAAGGCTCGAAGCGGCTCGGTGACGTGTTGCGGTCGGTTGAAACCGTTCGTGGCCGATCTTTCCTTCGCCTTGGATCCGTCCGGATCGTCCAACTTCGTCTTGATGCGTCGAAGCATTCGGCTGACGGCCTTGACTTCGGTGCGGAGAGCGGTGAGTTCGTTTTGGATCGTTTCGAGAGACATTGTTAGCTGGCTACTGTACCTAGTCCTCTGTCGAAATCTTTAAGTCCAGAGGGAACAACACGAGGGACGAGAGTACTATAAGGAAGATCAATAAGAGCTTAAGCCACGGCCACTCCTTGCGGTACGGGGAGAACTTCGGGTCCACTATCATGTACGGGTCGTTCTCTTCGACGTTCGCCACCTGACCAGGACACCCGCCGCCGCAGCACTCCGGCTTACACGGCACCAGAACCCCGCCGTCGGGCTTTGCACAGAACTGGTACCTTCGAGGGTACAGACTCCGCGAGTCGGCGTAGCATCGACAGTTGTCGCACTCGCCGTACATTTATATGTTGTGAGATATAAATGGACTCGGAAAGCTACAACGAAAGGACCCAGCAAAACTTTCTCGAGCGGTACTTCTTCTTCCGCGACCCGGTGCTGAAGAGGATGTACGCCAAGGACGACGTTCGCGGGTTCCGCGCGCGGCTGGTTCAGAAGCACAAAAAGGAGAGCCTGGACGAGATCATCTCCGCGATCGTCGCTGACAAGCTTCGTCGTCTGCTGATGGAGACGTGCAGCGAGCTCACGCGCTACCTCAAACCCATGGGCAAGCTCGTGATTGCGGGCGGGGGTGCGTTCAACATCCACGTGACCAGGGACGACAGGGTGGTGACCTCCGACTTCGACACCAAGTTCGTGCCGACGATTCCGTACGACAAGAAGTACTTCGGACGGCTCCAAGCCGTGAAGCTCCTGCTGTGGGACAAACTCGGGTCCACGGCCAAGGAGTTGGAACCCAAAGTGCGCCGGGCGTTCCGACCAAGCAAGATTACAAAGTTCCTCGGGATCTCCCTGGCCAATGACCCACTCGTGACCCGACGGTACAGCTACCTCCGCAAGATTAAAAAGTCTTCCACCTCGCGCCAGGTGTCCGAGGGGAACAGCCTCACCGACGTCGAACTCTTCGTCCTCGACCTGAACGTTCGTGCCTTTTCCATCGAGGATGGCAAGGTGAGCAATAAGGTGGTTGGGATGATGGACCTACCCTTTATGAGACCGAGGGAGTACGGTGCGGACGTCGTCGATCAGTACATTAAGGGCGTCACCTACAGGAAGATGAACGGCAGCCTCACTCACGACAAGTCCCTGAACGTCGCCTCCGTCGGCTTCCTCGTCCACGATTTGTACTTTCTCCAAAAGCTGGGACTCAGGAAGGAGAAGCTCTATAAGGATCGCACGCGATTCATTCGCCTGGCCAAAAAGTTAGGATACACCGGGAACAAGAAGAGCCTCACCGAGCTGTACAAGGAAATCATGAAGAAGATTCGGTTCCAAAAGACCAGGCGCCAAGTCGGGAACGTGGACCTCCTCGCCGCGGCCAAGGTCGACCCGGAGAAGTGGGTCAAGCACACCACCGAACCAAGGGAGAAGAACATCGCCAAGTTCACCCCAGGACTCGTCGCCGCCAACGCCAACGCGAAGATCAAGGGGTACTTCAAGACGTCAAGGGATTTCAGGTTCGACGAAAAGGCGCGCAAGTGGTTTAGGGTGCGATCACCCATCTACGTGAAGAATCAGTACACACACAGGCCGAAGACGTCGCCTCGGGTGATCCAACCGAACAGATTGGACCTCATCGGGTACAATCACAGGCGGGACGGTTGGGTGCCATCGGCAATCATAAAGAAGGCGACCCAGATCCCATTCGTCGGCTTAAGGAAATAGCCGACTAGCATGGTACAAATGGCACTCGAGTACAAGGAACCCTCCAAAGAAGAAGACGGCCTTCGCGTCGTGCGATGCACGCGCGACAAGAAGAAGGTGTTCGTCCAACTGAACAACGTGGTCGTCTCGGCGGCGTCCCCGGAAGAGCTCACGTTCGAGATCGGGGACGAGAAATCTCAAGCCAAGATCACGGCCATCGACGACGAGATTGTCCAGGCCGCGCACGGGAACTCCAACCTGTGGTTTGGCAAACAACTCACCGAGACCGCCATCACCAAAGCCTACGAGCCCAGTCTCAACGCCGAGAACAAGATCTCGGCCGATCGCATCGCCCCGACCCGGGTCTACGACGCCGATCAAGAGGTTGTCGCGTGGGATCAGGTCGAGTGGGACAAAAAAAGATGCAAGGTCATCCTCGAATACAGCGGAGCCTACTTCGCCAAGAAAGTTTGGGGTGGTCTGTGGAACATCGTCCAGGTCAAGCTCCACCATGACCCGGTCCCCGATTACCCAGACGAATACATGTTCGTTGACGAGGACGAGGAGTAAAAATTAATTTCGTCATGTAGTAATATACAATAACCCATGAAGGTTCCGAAGAAAACGCTCATGTTGATTGCCGTCGGCCTCTTGATTTACCTTTTGTGGTCCAGCCAACGCTCGAGCTACACCACGGCTGAGCGCGCGTACGCCAGCTTCGGTGACGCCGCCGGCCCAGGACCGTCCCCGAGAGCTGCCGCCGCCCCGAACTGCAACATGCGCGCGGGTAACGGTCTCGCCTCGGCCCTCCTCCCGCGGGAGATCGCCAGCAAGGAAGACTTCGGTGAGTTTGCCCCGGCCGACGTCCTTTCCGGTGCCAACTTTTTGTCGGCCAGAGACCAAATCGGATTCCCGGAGACCGTCGGCGGTGCCTTGAGAAACGCCAACCAACAGATTCGCGCCGACCCGCCGAACCCGAAGGAAAACTACGTGTGGAACAACTCCACCATCGTCCCTGACCTCATGCAGCGCAACCTCGCGTAAGTGAAAAGGTCTTAAGGTTTCGTGTATATTTCACTTTATAATGTCAGCATCAGCATCAGAAGAACTCTCCGCGAATGTGCAGCGTTTGGTTGAGCTTGCCAAACAAATCCAGTCCGCTCGCGAAGATATGCGCGTTCTCCAGAGCGCGGAGAAGGCCCTCAAGGAACAGGTGAAGCAGAGCATGGTCCGTCAGTCCATCGACACCATCAATCTCAAGAAGGGATCGAAGATTCACGTGAAGACGTCCAAGAGAAAGTCCGGGTTCAACAAGAAGACGGCCAGGGATGGCCTTATGAAGTACTTTCAGAACGACGAGTCCAAGGTGGACAAGGCGTTCGAGTGCATTGACGGATGTCTCGAAGTCAAAGAGAGCACGTCCCTCTCGATCACAGGTCTAAAAGAAAAGACGCAAGAATAAAACAAGCCAATCTTCATGGTGTGGAGCCAATACGTTTACGAAGCCTCAGCGAACACGGAAGTCATCGCGTCCAGTGACGACGACGACCCGTACGAGGAATCTCTTCTGAATATAGAGTCATTCCAGGATCTACACTCAGATGAGTTATACCACCTATTCGACATCATCCAGCAACTGCTGTACGACGCCTTCCTCAATCACACCTACCACCCGCAATTCAGTGATTTCATCCAGTTCTGCTTCGAGGAGGAACGGGAAGACAGGGATTTGGAACCGGACAGCATGCACGCGTCGGAGATCAAATACATCTGGGACAAAGTCCAGCAGCACGACACCAGAGGTATCACGAAACACAGGACGTTCACGGAGTTTTTGGACATGGTGACTGAAAAATAATTTGTACACCTATTGCATACTCAACACCATGCTCGACATCTCGTCCCCAAAGGTCTCCACCCCCGCCGCCCTTTTTCTGGCGCTTTCCCCGGGCGTGCTTCTCACCGTCTCGGGGCTCCGCAACGTCAAGTTCATGAACGGTCGCACCAGCAGAAACGCCGTTCTCTTCCACGCGTTGGTGTTCGTCATCGCCTACAAGCTCATCGCCAAGCAAATGGGCCTGTCCCTGACCCGCACCGATCTGATCGTGCCGGCCGTGCTCTTCATCGCCCTGTCTCCGGGCATGCTCCTCACTCTTCCGCCCTCGAACGGTGGAGTGTTCCGATCCGGCCAAACGAGCCTCGCGGCTGGCGTCACGCACGCCGTTGTCTTCGCGATCGTCTTCGCGTTGTTGCGCAAGAACTTCCCGTCTTACTACTGAGTAGGAGACGTCAAGAGATGAAACACTTGGTCGTCGGACCAGCAGCCATGGGGATCTACGCCTTCATGGGTGCCCTCAAGAAACTAGAATCACAGCTCGACGAGGTGGAAGAGTACTCCGGCTCGTCGGCCGGGGCCATACTGTGCACGATGCTCGCGTGCGGTTTGTCCGTGGACGACATCATCGATAAGTGTCTCAACCTGGACACAGGCCAGTTCGTCCGCGTGTCCATCCCGATGTTCCTAAGTAACTACGGGTTCGTGGACACCGAGCCCATCCGAGAAAAGTTTGTGGAGTTGTTGGGATCGGACCCAACGTTTGAGGAAGTAAAGAAACCACTGTACGTCGCCGCGTATTGCCTCAATACTTCGAGCACCGTACACTTCAGCAAGTTTACCCACCCGAAGATGCGCGTGAGTGATGCCGTGGTCATGAGCCTGAGCATCCCGTTCATCTTCGCCACGAAGGACTACGAGGGGTACACGTACTGCGACGGATCCACCGCGGTCATCCTTCCCGACTCACCCTTCATGGGTAAACCACCGTCCAAGATCACCTACATACGAGTGACGTGCGATAAGAGGTTTATGCCGAAGATTAAAAATCACACACAATTCATCGAAGCCATCGTGCGTTCGACCTTCAACATGAGGGAAGACAAGACCATCGCCGGATCCAAAACCCACACCATAGATCTCGGGTCGATGAACTTGTTTGATTTTCATATGGACTTTGAACAGAAGGTCGTACTGTTTAATATGGGGTATGACAGCGTTCGGTAATCAACTTTTTTTGTGATCCTTTAGTAAGGATGACAAAAACAAGATCCCACGCGAAGTGGGACCAGGCCGTGCGCCTGGCTAAACTTCAAACCAACGTCAACCCCGATGACCTCACAAAGATTGACGGAAAACTCCTCACAAAAGCACAAGAGATCTACGCGTACCTCACCGTCAAGGGGAAGAAGCCGAACAAGAACGTGTCATGCGACACCGACCTGAAGCTGGACAACCTTCGAAAGATTGTTACCCAAGACACCGGACTCAATTCCAACGGGTACACGAAGGAACAGATCTGTCAGGTGAGGCAGGAAATCATCGGGAAGAAGCTCACCCTTCCACCCCTCGTGCTGTCGGCCAATCGAACGTACATGCTCGATAAGAAGTCACCACTCTCCATGAGGGAGTACAAAGAACTCTTTGGTCGATCCACGGTTGGGAAGCTTAAATCGATGGCGAAAAAGGTTGGGATCAGCGTCGCATCGGACGCCACCCAAACCGAAATGCGCAGCGCCATCAAGGCCAAACTCAAAGCCATGGACATTTCTGAACCCATCATCCTCGGTCAGAAGTCCAAGCCTAGGGCGTCGAGAGCCAACACCAAAAGTAACTTTTTGAACAATAGCGCAAACGAGGGGGCCACGAACCTGAACAGGGT